CGTAACGTTCGTGTCTGATATTTTTCTTTTGTTGTTCCGCTTTCTTTTTGAGAAGAATGATATTGTTGTAGATCTCAAAATACTTTGCGTGTAAACTGGGAATGTTTAATGATTCTGTATGAAGATTATCTACGTCAATCTTAGAATCTTGTTCCCACATTTTTTGGATTGTTTCCAAATCAAGTGTCATAGTGTAATGGGTTTCCGCTATTGTCTACTATATCATAGATAGTATACTTGAAACTAACCTCTGCAGTCAAATAATCTATATCACTATCTGTAGCATCAAACTGAAGATCGGTCAAGTTATATGGAAAAATATTTCTAAACTTCACTTGAAAGTTTGCTGTATTATTGCTTGTAAGAATGAAAAGAGTGGCATCTGAATACAAGTTCATTTGATCTTTGAACTGTGCATCCATCGATGGATTATCTTCTTGGAAGTTATAAATCTCATCTAAACTCTCTGGGAATCCAATTCCACGAATCCATCTTTGAATTTCCATGTAGTTCTCGAGATTTTCATCAACAAGAAATCTCAAATTTAAATCAGAGAAATCGATTTTTTCCCCAGGTAAAGGAATATCCTTAAGGTATGTTGGTTGATTTGCAATACCAAGAGTTAATCCTGGAATATTCATAGAGTTTCCGAAGAAAGAAACTTTACGAGCTCTATTAACAACAAACTTAAATCCTACTGGAGATAGAAAGTTTCTATTTTGTATCTGATTTTTATATGCGTTAGATACTGCCATTTTTTCTAATTATTTAGATAAAAAAAGGGGTCCTTTCGGACCCCAGAGAAACCTGTGTGAAATGAATCACATGAGGTTCTTGATCGCAACTCTTCTGTAGTAGCGGTTGCTGTTGACACGCAGACGACCCAGACCTTGATCGGTTCCTTCTGCGAATGGGTTGGCAACAATACCATAACGGGTCTTGAAGCCAATCTTTGGTTGGAAAGTATCCTCTCCAACAGCACGAACCATCTGCAGTGGAACGTATGGGCAATAGAAGAGACCAGCATCATATGCACTGGAACCCTTATAACCAACAACGTAGTATTGGTTGGATCCTTGTGCCAGACCACCGTTGTCAGCAGCCAGGTTTGCAGAATATGGATCGATGTATACTCTGTACTTACCGTTGATAGTACCAGCAAAGGTGTTGCCAGTGTCATCAACGTTCAGGTTTGCATTCAGAGCAGGGGTGTAATCGAGAACACCAGCCATGGTCAGTGCTGAAGCAACGTCAGCAGAGCACATGATGATGTTACCCTTTCCACGACGAGTTCTTTGAGCAATTCTGTTAGCATCTCTTTCGATTTGGAACAGAAGACCCTTGAACTTCTCAACCGACCAACGACCGTTGGAGTCGATATCCAGGTCAAATACACCCTGGGTAGCAACGTTCTCAACAGCACCTTGCTCAGCAATCTTATAGATGGTTCTGATAACCTCACGGTTGATCTCAGCAAGAATCTCGCTAGAAAGAATGTTAGCAAGTTCTGCTTCAGCATTCAGACCGTGAATTGCCTTAAGGTCCTGAGCAAGCTCAAGTGAGTACTCAGCCTTCAGTGCTCTTGACTTAGCGGTAACAGTAACCTTCTCGATTGAGAAAGCCATCTGGTTGAATTGATCACCAGCAGCTGATCCGAGGTTCTCGGAGTCGCCAGTTACCATACCCTGACCGACATCATATGCGGTTGAGGTAGCGGTTCCAACTGGATTCAGGATAGCTGGGTTGGTTCCTGACTGTGCAGTAGTACCGAGACCAGCGTTAACATCGGAGAATCCACCGGTGAGGTTGAATCCGTCATCCTGACCAGAGAATGCGGTATCAACTTCGTTGTAGAATGCTTCAGTTCCGCTCTGGTTGTTGTAGCGGGAACGCATTGCGAAGATGAGTCCAGTAGGACCACTCATTGGTTGAACACCAGCCAGGTCATAAGCGACCAGGTTAGGCATTGAACGTCTGATCAGTGAGATCAGAACTGGGTCGAAACCTGCGGTAGGACCACCAGCAGCAGCACCACCGGTGAATCCACCAGTACCAGCTGAGTTTGTTGGTGACTCCATCAGGTTGAATCCGCTGCTAAATGCAGATTCTTCTTTTAAAAACTTTTCTTGGTTTTCCAGCAGGACTGCGGTTACCGCTCTACGATGGGAATCTTTGATTGGATCAAGACCCTCATAGTTGAGGAGAGGTGCCCACTTTTCCTGCAGATGCTCGGAATGGAACATTTGCTTTTACCTTTGTGAATGTTTGTGTTTGATTAATGTTAAATTCAGTTCTTTGCAACAGCCTGAAGAGTTCTCAGGTATGCAGCCATAGGACCAGAAACGGATTCTGTCGAATTGTCTACACCCTCAGAAAGGGTTTCAGTATGTGCTTTAGGAGTTTTATTTGCTGGGAAATATGATTCCTTCAGCATCTCCAGTTTTTCACGATATTCTTCTTCACTTTCAAACTCAACACTTTCGGCAAGTGAAGCGAGCTTCTCTTTCTGAGTAGCAGCAAGGCCCTCAGAAATCTCGTCGAAGATTCCATCAGCAACCGACTCTGCGAGTCTTTGGTTAAGATGGATGTTCTTCTCAATCTGCTCGTTGAGTTTTGTCTCCATGTCATCAAGTTTTTCTACCATGCTCTCAAGAACATCATATTTATCTTCAGGGATTGATACATAATGTGCTTCAAAAAGACCCTTCATTCCTTCCAGGAAGGATTCGGTCATTTCAGTCTTAAGACCTTGCTCTACAGCCAGTTCATTTTCGGTGAACCACTCTTCGGCAACGTACTCAAGATAAGAATCTACTCTTTGTGCGAGTGCTTCTTTAATTGCCTCGACTTCCTCTACGAGTTTTTCCTCGTATTGTGCTTCGATTGCCTCTTTGATTTCTCCGACCTTAGCAGTCAGAGCAGCCTCAAAGATAGTTTTTGCTTTTTCTTTAAACTCTTCGGAGAGTTCCTCACCACCAAGGAGAGCATTAACATCCTCTTCGATGTCATACTCTTGATTTTCTTCCTCTACAACTTCTTCAGTCTCTTCAACTTCAGCTTCAGCAAGAACTTCTTCATCTTCCAGTTCTTCTTCTTCCTTAACTCCCTTCATGGCATCAGCAGACTTTGCGCCTTTGTTGACAACATCTCTAACTTGCTTGAGGGTAGCACCAGGAGTCTTCAGCTTTGCTGAATCATCATCAGATCTGTAGTTTTCTGGTGTTGGACCACCGAGATCTTCTACAGAACCGAGTTGGGTTCCTGGATCTGTGAGTTTAGGCATTCCTTCAGCCGCTTTTGCACCAGCATTAACGGCGGTTTTGGATTGCTTAGTGCCTACTTCCATTTCTTGTAAATCTCCACGAGACATTTGAACTCTCCGTTTAACCTTAGTTTTAAACTATATTTATTTATAAATTAAAGATTTGTAAGAAAATCATTGAATAAGTTCAACTTATTCTCTTGCAATCTTTTTTGGTCTACAAGGGTATTGATTGTCTTATAGGTTTTCTCTGCATATTTTTCACGGAGAATACCACCATCCCATACCCATTCTTTTCCTTCCATAATTCCCTGAACAAATGCATCGGGAGCAGAAGGATCTGCTACGATATCAGCAGCAGTTGCAAGCATGAAATCTTCACCAACTACATTATATCCTTCTCTCGTTTGTCTTAATGATCCAATACCACGAGAAGAAACACCAAGTTTTACACCTTCTTCAATAAGTGAAGATGCAATCTTACCCATCGGAGTTGAGAGAATTTTAGCTTTTCCAATGATATTGGATCCACTTTCTCTCAGAGAAATAATTTTATGAGAAACTCTATCCAGATTTACAGTAGGACCATCAGGATGTCCAAGTTCGCCAAGTGCTCTACCTTGAGCAACATGGTTTTCATTATAACGAGCTACTTCACGACGAAGAGTTTCCATAGGATACATTCTTCCATTACGGTTGCAAATGTCTCCTTGAAGAAAAACCCCTTCGATATAAAGTGATTTTTTACCGTTTTTATTTTCAACGATAAATTCTACTTGTTCGATCTCTTCTCTGATGAGTTTCATGGCTTTAGTTTGTAAATCCTACTTTGTTTGCTTTGATTGCCGAAGATGACCAAATAACATCAGTTGGAAGTTTTTCTAGAAATTCAACAGAGTTAGCTGGCATACTAAAATAATTAGTAGTTGCAGCACCAACAATAGTTGAAACCCCAACAGTTATGATTCCCCCAGTATTATTATGAAGTCTTACGCAAGTTGCACTACCGATACTTGTAGCAGCACCAGCAGTTGCACCAGTAGTAACTTCAGTTTCAATTATTTTAGTTCTTTGCATTTTTATGATGAAGTCTTATACTTTTTATTTATGATTCTTCGTATTCTTCAGTATCTTCTACTTCATTTCCAAAGAGAGAATTTGCAGCTATTGGTTTATAGGCATCAACTCTTTCTGCCGCTTTTGCGAAAAGAATATCTTTAATCTTGTCACTAATTTGAGAAGGACTCTCATCAGAAACGATCATATCCATTAATTCATCCATGATTGTAATCAATAGTATTCTGTGTTATTTATTAAATTTCCCCACCCTTAGGAATTTCAACTGCTCTTTCTTCAGAACCCAAATCTGGTTCCACAACAGGTTTTCCCATGTCCATACCAGTATCTAATGGAATTTGTTGACCTGTTGCTGGATCAATTTGCATTTGAGAAGGATCTGGTATAACACCATCTTCAATCTCTTTTTTAATTAGGATATCTTGCTCGATAATTTCCTGATCAGTTTGACGAAGAACCTTTCTTCTCAGATAATCTTGAGAGAAATATCTGCCAACATAAGGTTCTGCAGTTGCCGCTAAACTTAGTCTCTCATTAAGAAGTTCTGCTTCTTTCAGTTCTGAGAAGTGGTTATCATAAAGGAAGTCATATTGAATATGCTCATTCATGATATCCCAATCTTCTGGAGTAATGATATTTTTAAGAATCAATTGAGTTCTCAACATATCACTAAACATGTTGGAGAATCTCTTTCTCAAACGACCGACGAACTTAGTAAATTTAAGTTCGTCTCTTAAGATTTCCGAAGATCTTCCAAGATTGAATCCACCATCTCCACCAATTCTTGAAGTTGGAACATTCAGAGAACGATAGAGTTTTTCTTGGAAATACTTGATGTCAGTAATTTCTCCAAGGTTTTGTCCACCTGGAAGTGTAGTGATTTCCGTTCCTCTGCCACCTTCACGGCGAGGAAGCCAGAAATCCTCAAGCATACTCATATACTTTTTATCATCACGTATCTCTCCAGTGTTGGCATCATAGACCAACTTATTGCGATATCTCATCATCACATCTCTGAGATATTGTTCTGCTTTAACCTTAGGAAGATTTCCAACATCGATATAGAAAATTCTTCTTTCAGGTGCTCTCGATAATCTGTAGATGACCAAGGAGTCCTCAATCATTCTCAGCTGATTGAGTGCTTTAATTGCTTTATGAAGATATGAAAGTGTTGATCCCTTATTTCTATCAACAAGACCTGAAGTGCAGTAAGTAATAGAATCCCTAGAAAATTTTATTCCAGTGTTGGAACTAGTATCAGTTGGACTTGCTGTTGGATATGATGTTTTTGGACTATAGATGAAATACTCTTCAATTTCTGGAAACTCATAATCCATAGGATCATCAGATTTCATTCTTGCAAAAGTATTTGATTTATCTGGCTTATTCTTATTTTGACGGACATAACGCATCTTGAGTGCGTCGAT